TTCAGCGTCACTAGTAAAGAAGCCTGCAAGTCTATCGCCCCAGCCACATGATGTATCTAATACTCTTTTAGCATTTGTCATTTGATAGATTGTCTTTGCTACATTAGGTTTAAATTGTGTTGCGATATACGTACCTAATCTAAACGCTGACATGTAACTCTTATCATCTAATCTACCACCTCTTAATTCTATTTTGTTATCTACTTCAACAGGTTTCATACCATTGATACCACGCCATATAGGACCTAGACAACGCCATATGTCTTTCGCTGTACCATTCTCCCATACATCTATAGGTGCTTTGAAACCAAAACTACCACAATTCAATCTTAAATGTTGATGAAAGTAATTTGATATATTATTAAAATTAGATGGTGCGTCTATGATACCTAGACCATGGTCTTTAAAATTATATTTGTAATCATCATACTTTTCTTTTACATTTTTTTCTAGTACTTCTATAGGTTTTACAAACTCCCATACATCTTGTTTCTGTAAGGATTTAAATGCCTGACGCATTGCTTCATGTGAAATCTCCTTTAGAGGAAACTTTGGTCTATTGTCTGCAATATACTGTGCCAAATCTTCTCTAAATTTTTCTTTACCTAAATCGTTAGTGACCGTTTCAAAGGTCTGTTGATCCATTACAGGTAATTTATTCTCATCTGCATATTTACTTAACTGACTCATCATTCCATTTCTTTAATAATATTACTACAAAACCATATATCATTATAACACATAATATTGCTAATGTCAATTCCATTTATTTACCTCATTTCCCCAACTATCCCAACCTTCTCTTTGTTGTCTAGCAAACAATTCTATGTATGGGCCTTGTAATAGATTCTCTATATGATTATACATAACATCTGGTTTACGACTATGTTCTCTACGTTTTTCTACAACTAATTGAGGTACTGATTTACTAACACGTTGTGGTTTACCTTTTGTTGCAAGTAAACACATTTCAGGATTACCTCTAGTCCAGTAACCTAGACCTGTAAAAAATCCATCTGATTTCTTATTTGTTTTCGCCCATGTAAAGGCTACAGTTTTGTACTTGAAACCCCAAGCATTAATTACTTCAAATGCTTTGTCTAATAAAGGATCAATAACCCACATTAATAATACTGCATTGTCATTTGCTATATTGTTTACAGGCATATTGCATATGTCTTTGAAACTCATAACGTTATAATGTTTTTCAGGACTTCTATCTTTGCCTTTATTAGAATACGTTTTAAACGACCACGGTGGGTCTGCGTATATTACATTATACTTTTTAGATATATCCATACCAGTAGTGTCATAATTAAAAATGTTGTTGTTTTTATATTTGTCATTGCAATGCGTTGACCTGCTTTAACAGCTAGAAAAATTGTCAAATACAATAACATCATTGATTCCATCATCCGAAAAATGCCTCTAGTGTTGCTTCACGTTCTAACTTCCACCCTATCGAGTCAAGTATAAATCGTAAAGGATCAGTAAATGTTTTTTCAAATTGCATATCATAATCAACATACTTGTGTAAATCAAATTCATATGGTATCTTTGTAGAAAAAGATATTACGGTATCTTTAACTACATTCGGTTGTTTTAACATCAAAAATTTAATCTTATCACCATCTTTTATTATAGGATATTTAGCAGATAGTTTGTGTTTGTATATATTATGATTGTATATTAAGGCGCCTTTTACATGAATAGGTGTACCTTTGTTATAGATGTTTGATGAGTTAGTATATTTGCCAAGGTTGTTACATGATCTAGGAAAGGCAACCTCTTCTGGCGATAGTGATTTAAATACTTCTTTAAAGTCTGTTACAAACTTAATCAATGCGTCTTCGTTATCATTCATAATCACACGAATAGCGTCTTTAATTTTGCCACGGCATACTTCAGGTGTAGATGATTTAACTGCTTCAACACCCATAATTTTTAGTTTAGGTATATCAAATCTAATACCTTCTTCATCAAATACATTCATCATATATCTTTTTTTAGCAACCCATATACCTTTGTTAGCAATTGCTTCTCGTTTCATAATCATTTTCTGTTGATAAGCATTTACATATTCTGCAAGATTTTTAAAACTATCATCAATAACTTTTTGTATTTTTTCTTCGGCTGCTTTGTCTAAAAAATCTGTAATCTGTTGTGGTGTTTTATCTTTACAGACTTTTTCAACAAGTGTATCTAATTTTAAATAGATTGAATCTGTATCAGACGCTACGACATAGTTCTTATTATCTGTACCTAACAACTTATTCATAAACTTATTTACGTCACGTTCTATCCAACGAATAGATAACTGACCACCTAGTGTGATTGCTTCTGCCTGTTTTACATCAAAGTATCTAAAGTATTGATTACCGATTGCGCCATAAGCAGAGTTAAGAGAAATCTTTTTTGCCATCTGTATATTATGACATCTACTAATTTCATTTTTATAGATAGGGTCTTTTGTCTTTTGATATTCTTTTTTTGCCTCTATAGACTTCTTCTTAAATACAACACGTTCGGTATACATCTTCTCCATAAGTTCAGGTAAGAAACCTTGCTTATCTCTTTTAAACATGGCGCCGTTTGGTGCAATAGTCACATTACGATCTTTTGCCCATTTGAGATTTAATCTTTCATCTAAAAAGTTTTCTACACCTACTGCTTTAGGTTCTGTACCTACAAACGTTTCAGGACTAATATTGTATTGCATAATCAAATGTGGATACAAACTGTTTAAATCAAACGAAACAATCCAGTTATGTAAACCTAGTTGTGGATCTTTTACATATGCACCTTCGTATTGTGTATCCTTAACCTGATCTTCTCTAGGTGGTATTTGAATATTTTTTGTAAGTAAATGATTATAGATGATTGTATCCCAACATCTTACTTGTGAATAAACATCTGTATAGTTTACCTTGTAATCATATGCCATAGTCAGGCATAACTCAATCAGTTTCATTTTGTCTTCGAGTCTATCAACAAGTTCTACGTCTTGTATATTGTACTCTACAAACCTTTGATAGTCTTTTGTATAGAAGTCTTTAAATGTTTCATATGGATTATCTAATTTAGATTCGCCTAGTTCTACTTTGGCAATGTAATTCAGTTTATAAGACTCTTGCCTTACATATGTAAACTTTCTATATAGATCAAAATAATCTAATACAGATACGCCTAGTATATTCCAGATTTGTTGGTTCTTTTGACCAAACTGTATTCTATCTGCATTGACATAATTCCATGGAGACATTTTATTAATTGTATCATTGTCAAAGATATATCTCATACGATTCATAAGATAAGGCATATCAAAAAACTTTACATTCCAACCTGTTAGAATATCAGGATGATTCTTACACCAGAATTTTAGAAACTCTAGCAACATGTGCTTTTCGTTTTGACATTTTACATAAGTTACATTTGCCTTTTTAGAAATGAAGTCACCTGTACCCCATGTAATAATCTGTTTATTGCTGTGATTTTTTATTGTAATACAGATAACTGTTTCTTTTGCAGTATCAGGATCGGGAAAGCCGTTCTCACACTCGGTTTCAATATCAAGTGTGAATATCTTTATGTAATCTTTATTCCATTTCATCTCGCCTTTGTATTCGTCAGCGATGTATTGATAGTTGTATCTATTCATACCAAAGATTTTATACTCTGGTATAGGTGCATACTCACTATAGAAATGTTTTGCTTTTGATATAGAATCAAATCGTTTTGCTTTTAGATTAGTACCATCTAAAGTTTTGTATTTTGATTCTTCGTTTGTAGGTAGATATAGTGTAGGACTATAATTGATACGACTTAAATAAGCATTGCCATTATTGACACCTCTAATAAGAAGTTTACCTTTATGCTCTACAACATTTGTATAAAAACTACTCGCCAAATTCATATCTTATTATAACACGATTGATTTTAAAAGTCAATACTATGTGATAATTTTACTTTTAGGTGTAACTATCTGACCTGTATTTTGTTGATATGCACCAATCATATTATCGTCTGGTGTAGTGTCAGTAATTATATTTGCCTCTTTGATATGTATAACTTCATCCTTTGTGTATGGTATGTATGGATGAAATCCTATTTGCATAGGTTTACCTGGTTGTCCTTGCATTGGTATCAATACAAAAGGTTTCTTTATTGCCACGTGAAATGCTTTATCGCTTTCTTGTGGCGTACCTATTACGTCCTCTCCAGATGAGAGTCTGTATAATCTAA